CCGATTTCTAACCTAAGGTGCCAAGAGTCTTTCTTTCCAGACTCTCCACCCCTACCTCTCAGTGCGCACGCTATCCTTTTCATAAACCTCTAACACTAAAACCTGCATTGTCTCATACCCACCCCCTACCATCGTATGAATACAATTCACCCATGGTAGCGTAGTCTGCTTAATGATTACACCTTTCTTGTCTCTGGTGCGCGATATTCCGTAAGCCGCGTCCATACTCTAAAACAGTTTCGGCGAGGAGTCATGCGCCTTTTCTTTCACGCGTCCGAGCTTGTGCTCCTTGAAGAAGTGCCAATACTTCGGCGTTATTTTTTCTCCGTGCGTAGTCCGCAGAATTTCAATAGCTTTCATAAATGCCTCCTTCATGTTAGATGGATTTTTCTGACAAACATCGCGAAGGATCCAGTCGTTCTTCCAGCCGGCGAGTTTCTTCCTCGCAACCATCTGCTCAAGAGTTTCCTCCTCTTGCTCTTTGTTGACAATTTCCTGAAGCTCCGCTTGGTATATTTCATGCTCAGTGGGGAAGTTATATCCGCAAAATTTGCAGTCGGTCCACGATACAGGTACGAGTTTATGACATTGCGGGCATTCTTTCGTAGGCGCGACGCCACCGCCGGAGCCAGTATTGTGCCAGACTGACCATTCGCGATCATCCTCATACCGGCCCAAGCGCTCGTGGTTGCGCCCAAAGTCCAAGCACAGGAATTCATTGTCTTTCCCAGGTGCAATCCGGCTCGCTCGGCCCAGGCACTGCATGTATTTCACCAGCGAGGTCGTAGAGAACATCAGCATCACGACCTTAATATCCGGGATGTCTATGCCGGTAGTGAACAGACCATAGTTGACCAGGACCGGGAATTCGCCACGGGCAAAAGCGTCCACGACATCCTTGCGCTCACCGCTGTATTCCTCATCTTCGTCAAAATCGCCGGAAAGGCAGTATTTAGCCTCTATACCGCGTTCGCAAAACTCTCGTGTAAGATTTATCGTCTGCTCTGACGAACAGCAAAATACGAGGCATTTCTGGCCCTTGCAGAGCCTTTCGTAGTTGTCAACCGCTCCAACATATCTCGCTCGAGACTTGAACTTCGCTGCCATCTGGCCGAGGTTATAGTCTCCGCGACCGGAACTCCACTCGACATCGTCCATAGAAGGAGCATCCAGTGAAAACAAACGGCATCGACAGAGATATCCGAGATTAATCAACTCCTTGACTTGCGGTCCAACGACAACGGCGCCATAGTCCAGTCCCAGTTGTCGCATCTGGCCGTAGCGGGCCGGAGAAGCTGATAGACCGACAACATACACTCCTTCCAGACCTCGCTCGAAGACAAAGTCGAATTCACTTCTGTGGCATTCATCAATCAGAATAAAACGAAATGAATCGAACCACATCGCCCAATCCTCTTTCTTTAACCGCTGGCGAAGCGTCTGAGCCATCATTGTACAATGTCCCGACTGTGGTATCTTGCGCGTCTTTGCGAACACCTCCGTACAGTCCATTCCCCATTTGCGGACATGACCGGCGTCCTGCTTAAGGATTTCTTCGCTGTGGGCAAGAATCAGGACATCGTACTTACTCTTGCTCACCATGGCACCGATGAGAACCCCTTTCCCTGCCCCAGTTGGCGCCTGCATGATTATGTGCTTATGCTTCGACAGGGCCTGGCGTGACTCAGTAATAAGCGTGTTTTGATATTGTCTTAATTCCATTTGCTGATATGGCAGGACTTAATCTTTGTGAGAATATCTCAGTATGTGAAGACACGAGATAGCACCACCTTCCTCTTGATCTTCCTTTGGAATTCTAACGAAGCGTAACTCCTTGATGTCTTGGTCAATACGCATCCATTCATCCGCATAGTTTAAAAAAAGCAACATGCTTAATTGCTTTTTTGTTAACTTTTCTTTTTTCTCAAACCACATGTCTTATAAATTTAGCGCGGACGGAGCAGGACTCGAACCTGCGACTTCGGAAGGCTGCGCTTATTTCAGCGCAATTTCGCCACCTCCCGCCCTCTAACCATCTGAGGTACCCGTCCAAAACGCCGCCGTTAGTGCACTCCTGGGCAATTACGCCGTGGTCTGTCGCCCTATTCGGTCTGTCCCGATAGTATGGGCTCAGGGGCTCACATCGGCGGCAATCCTACTATAGCCCCTTTTTCGGATCTTCTTCCGCTTCCGGAGACTTCTTCAGGGCGGCAATCATCGCATCAGCCTTTAGAACAGCATCAGCCAGACAGTCACCTTTCATCATTACGAACTCCTTCGTCAGCTCATACCGCCTCGCCTCCCAAGGGTCGTACTTATCCAGGCCACTCCCGAAACCGCCGGAGATGATCTTCTCGAACTGGCTGTCAATAACGAAATCCCACTCGAGCGTCAAGTGCTCCTTGATATGCTCCACTCCAGAGGCGTCAATGTACGACACCCAGTCATTCTCGCTGCGGGCGCCTTTCTCTGCAGTCTCCCAAGCGACAATTTCGACCAGCTCATCCGTCTTACGGAGGCGGTACTTCAAAGGAAATAATGAATTGTTCTCCATAGCTATTATATCTTGATAAGTTTTACCAAATGCCAATAATCACTCAGAATGCCAATCCTGCTGATCCAGATTGACTTGATAGCCTGAAACGAGCATCCGTATTCGCGCTGGCAGATATCCTCGAGCTCATTATCGAAGACGCCTCCTGCATTGTTCCAGGTAGTCTGAAACTCCGCCTGGCACCTTACGCCATCCGCAGTCTCCACTTCGCCAAGCTGAATACCGTTCGCTGGCACCAGCAATCTCTCTGCAAATTTAGCTTTTATTTTCATAAACCACCAATATACATCTTTCTCTGCTCAAGATATCTTTCCCATGCCCTTCTAGCATGGCGTAACTCTGCCACCGTTTAAAGGCTATGTCCCAGGTTATTCCGTAGCGCATCTTACAAAGGAAATCGCATGTCTTATCGCAAGCAATAAGCATCACACTCTCGATCTTTACCTCCGGGCCATTGAAAAAGCGCATCGTGTCTCCAGACTTAGCGTCCAAAAAAGACCGCGTCTTCTCGTAGAACCTACCATATGGCAGCAGAATGTAGTTTAACCACATCTTTCCAGGCTCATCGTGCGCCGGCTTGAATACCTTTCCCATATCAAATCTTCCTTGTCAAGTCATACAACGCCAGACAGTACGAATCCATCGTCCTCTGAGACACCTTCCTGCTTTCTTCTGGTAAAAGACGATACGCATATGCAAAATCGTGCATATAAGAGATATAATCCCCATTCGTAAATTTCTTTACCGGCACCTTCGGGTCCCAATGCACTCTCGGAGTCCCCTTAAAGACCTCGAGACCGGTCTGGTTCGCATACTTCAACCACTCATCTACGCCGAGCAGATAAAACCGCATGCAGTACGGCAAGAAGCACCAGACGGAGTCAATCTTCCGGATCCTGAAAATGTAATTCTCCGCCAGCGATTTCATCCCGGACTTCCGGGCCCACCAGTACAAAGAAAAACGATACATCTGCCAATCAAGCTCCTCTGGCTTACCGAGAATACCAAATTGCCAATCCTCGCTCCTTGAATCCAAAAAATCCCTGGCTCCAATATCGTCACCCAAATCGCACGCATCTATGACTCCCTGCTTAAAGCAAGTGTCATAAAAACGCAGGATGTGCGGCGCAATCTGCCTATTCAGAGTAAAGCTCAAAACCTAATTCCTTTAAGTAATCCAGAATGTATAGATACGTGCCAAGAGAGCATGCTGGTAGTTGGTCTACCCATACACGACCATTCTCTTCGTGCAGCTTTGCAAGACAAAGCCCGCGATCATCACGGATAACGCAGCCGTCCACATTTATGATTTCTATAGTCTTCTTCATTTACAACACAGTTTTCCGTTCTCGTCTACAAACCACTCGCCCTTCTTGAACTGCGCCGGGTTGATTGGAGCGTCAATCATCTTGTCGATCAATATAATCCTCTCTCGCATCGTCTTGATACTCGCCTCGTAGTCCTTCCGAGCGAACTTGAAGACATGACCGCGCCAGGGGGCAAGGGGGTCTGCTGGCTCGAACTCGTTGAATTCGTCGCAGTAGATGTGCTTAACAATCCAAACCTCCTCAGTCTTTGGATTAGACAGCCACAACCCTAAAATCTGGTCGCCGTGCTCTTCCCAAACCTTTGCTTTCTTCTCCTCATAGGAGGTGTACTCATCAGCAAAGAACTCGATATTGGAATTACTTACGACCGTCTTTGCATCTATAACAATCCTCTCGTCCTCAGTAAAAGCGTCTGGGGAAGCCCCGAACTTAGCCCAATCCACCTTCCAAAATGGAATATTTTCATCCAATTCCTGTGCGTAAATAATTGGAATGTCTGGATACTGATTACGAAACCACTCGATAACATACTTCTCGTTCTCGGTCCCGATTTCCATTGTGCGCGAAGATACTAGCAAAGGATAACCGTATTTCCGTTCAAATCGCTTTGAGCGGATAGCAGTCAAATTTCCGTCGATAATCTTCCCAGATTTCGATGTAATGTCCGAAAGCATTGACGCGGTAATATATCCGCATCGCTCAAGTCTCCATTTGTGCTCTTTGTCCATAACTATTCAGGTAAGTCCTCTAACTGGTCAATGATAGCCTGCTTTACGGCGTCCGAAGCGAAGTCATACTTCTCGGCAACCTTCTCGATTGTGTAATTGTTCTTTTTCGCCCAATCGACGATTGTTTGGACTTGATTCTCCTGGATTGCTTTCTTTGCAGGAGCCTCCGGCTGCTTGGCCGGAATAAGGCTGACCCTAAGTCCCCAGCATTCGCCACCCTCTTGTGGGTCGCGCGTCTTTTCCTTCGTGAGCCGGATTGCCACATTATGCAGCCTTGCAAGGTAGCCCTCGCATTCAGGGAAGAGTTTAGCGAGCCTGCGGCGATTCGTACTATTTATCACCCACGGAAGACTCGTATATGGGTTTGGAGCGAAGTGCCCAATCCAGACACCGGCTTGCTTACGACCGTTAATCTGTTCGGACTCCTTGAACTCTATGCTCTCGATAACGATGTACTCGATGTCCTTGCCTGCGGGTAGCACCTCAATTCCGGCATGTGTAATGTTACCGCCAGTGCGGAAGTGAATGTCGTTTTGATTCATATTATTGTTTTTTATTGTTAACTTCAAAATTTGTGCCAGAGGCATATTTCCATCGAAATCCACCAGCAGATTTAGAGCGCCCTATGCAATTATTAGATATTGCTCCCTGATAGCACCCGACGGCCCTTGCTGCTGACGCGGTGCTTTCATGCATGCATATAAGGTTGTAATTCATATCGTATTGTAGAACGGCTTTGAATCCTTTCTTATTCTTCATTCTGGTCGATGCTGCACGACACTGACGATTATTGTAGCTTTGGTTATAAGCGACAGTACACCACTCAAGATTCTCAACCCGATTATCTGTTTTAATTTCATTTTTGTGATTGATAACTGGATAATTGTTTGGGTTCGGAATAAAGGCCATAGCTACAAGCCTATGTATGCGCCAATATCTACGAGCCCCATTTTTGCAAAGCATTACAATATAATATCCATCCACATTTACAATAGGTTTGAGGACTCTTCCTTTCCTTGTCTGAATACCGCCGCGCACTGGAATATTCATATCATAAGAACGGACTCTCCCAATACTGCTTACGGCATACAACCCTTCAAATCCGGGAATGTCTTTCCAAATTTCCTTAAACATGCTCTGTAAAAGTAGTGCCCGAACTTTCAGTGAATGGGTCGAGCATCCGCCTACTTATCCGGGCATCCTATATATCTTCCGCTATCTCGACCATAGCAAGAGCAAAGATAGCAAATTATTGGGAATTATGCAAGTCTCATGCTAACTGATTTTCCATAGCTTACTTGCTATAAGGCACATGATCCCAGGGCTCCCAGCCTGTAAGCTCGGTATGAGCCGGGACAGGTTCGAACTCATCCTTCGTGTAAACCTTGCGGAATAACCATTCGGTTCCGTTCCAGATACCATCGTGGTTACCATTGATGTTTCTCTCGGTGTCTTTGAAGTAAAGCATCACCCTTGCACCGTTTTCAGGGTGTTCATTTAGATTTCTCATGTTCATATTGTTTTAAGATGTTATCTATTTCGAGCCTATGCCCCTGCTCTCTCATTTCCGCAACCTCGTACACGGAAAGATAGCCGGCATACAATAGATGCCACACGATATAGCGCATCGACTGCGGATTATCACACAACCAGTCAAAAACTTGCTGCTCGCGCTCTCTTTGCTCCTGCGACCTCTCAACTGCGGTCTTTATTGCTTCGATTGGATTTTCCATAATCATTGTTTTCCGTAGATGTCTTCAAAATTTATGCCAAAGTAGTTCTCCATGAACTCGCGAACATTGACACGGTCTTCCGGAAAGATACCCCCCCCC